CCTGCCAGGGATCGGTACGCCTGGTTGCCCTGGCCCGGCGTCGGATCGGCCAACAGATCCTCTAGCCGGTAGATGGGCTTGTGCTGCTTGTCGCGTTCTTCTAACTTATTCTCGATATACCGACCCAACTGGAAGGCGCACAGGTCGATCTGGTACGCTTCCCAGGATTCGGGCGGTAGCGCAATCAGGCTACTTGGTCTTTGCCCGTACGCCGTTGCGAGAGAATGCAGGTTCCACAGGTTGCGCTTCTTTGCGACGAAAGGAGGCTAGCTTGTTGCTACCCTCCATCGCCCAATTGTAGATGGCCATCTTGTCCTGTGTTGGCAGCTCGTCCGCCGTCATCCCTTGCGGCGCTTTGAGGCAGGCGAGGGCGACGATGTCGATCATCTCTTTGTACGCCGCCAATTGTTCCATATTCATCGGCGGCGTGGCCTTGCCCTGCATCTGCGCTTCCAGGATAGGCTGCAACGTTTGCGGGATGCGTCCTTGCGTGATCAGGTCCAGAATATGCACTTTTTGTAAGACAACGGTCAAGCCGCTGGGCAACTCGCCTTCTTCGCCGGCGGCGCGCTGGGCGCGCCATTCTTCGATATTCATCTTGTTCTACATCTCCAAATATGCTATAATTACTCGTGCTGAGGGCGATACTGTTTGACGGACGGCTAACAAACTGTTATTGTTTGCTATGCCCTTTATTGATGATCCCAGTATGCCCTCAGCAAGCTACCGTCATTCATCAATAAGGGGCATCTCTATGTCAAAACATATCCCACTCTTCGGTAAGTATGGTCAAGGTCTTTTTGCTGTCATTGATGACGAAGACTTTGATAAGGTCAATCAGTACCGCTGGCATCTCGGCAACAACGGCTATATCAAGACCTTTGTTGGCGGTCGCAAGCATGCCAAGTGCATTCTGCTTCATCGGCTTATCATGGACCCCGCTGACGATCTAGAAGTTGACCATAGAGACGGCGACAAGCTGAATAACTGCCGTGCCAATCTGCGCATCTCAACCCGTAACCAGAACGCTCGCAACCTGCGCCGCCATAAGCAATTCTCCTCGCGTTTCAAAGGCGTATCCTGGAACGCCAAGCGAAGCATATGGTACGCAAGAATTCATGTAGATCGCAAGACGATCCATTTAGGCGAATTTCCTTCCGAAACTCAAGCTGCCCAAGCCTATAATAGCGCCGCCTTGAAGTACTTTGGCGAATATGCTAGCCTCAATGAGATTGGCGAATCCACCCAAGATAAGGTTGCTAAACGTCAAGGCAAAGCCTACAGTAGCGCACAAACATCGCAATATCTTGGCGTTAGCTTCTGCAAGTCGCGTCAGCGCTGGACGGCAGATATACAGGTCAACGGTAAGCGTTTTCGCCTTGGCGGCTTTGATACCGAAGAAGCTGCCGCTGTCGCCTATGATGAAGTCGCCATCAAATATCGTGGGCATCGTGCTAAACTCAATTTCCCTAATCGATTTACGAAGAGGGAAGATTGCTAGAAGTCTCATTCTGGACGATGTCGAAGATCGCCCCGGATCCCGGATCGACCGCGACCCCTGAGCATTTGAGCATAAAGAATTCGCCGTCCTTGAAGTCGCCTTCGGGCGCGCTCAGCAGCTTGGCCTTGTTGATCTTGACGTGGATGTCATCGGTGGCGTTGTCGCCCACCGACTTCCCGTAAATCTTGAAGTACGGGAAGTTGTCGCCGGCGTTGGCGCTCAGCGTCGTCGTGCGGTTGGGCGTCGTGCCGGCGGTGACCACGCTGCGCCCGGTCATCAGCGCATAGGCTTCGAGGCTGATCCCGCCTGCCTCAATGCTCCATTCCGCGGCGTCGGTAATCGCCACGACGGACACCGTTGCATCATCGCCGCGCAACTCGCCAGAGGTCACGCGCTCCTTGAAGGAAAGCGTCATGCCATACGGCAAATCGACCTGGACCGAGCCGTCGATTTTGGTCAGTTTCAAATCCCGTAGCCCAAAGGGCTTGTCTCCATAGCCTGCCATGCTTCTCTACTCCTCGCCCATCTGGGCTATAAAACAACTGCGGTCTCGTGCTGTACAAACTCATAGACGCCGAACGTGATGTCCGGCACGGCAACCCCGGCGCACGACGTGACCCAGAATTGCCCGTTGCGAAATGTCCCTTCGATGGCCGCCAGCTTTGCCTTGAAAAGCTTGCAGTGAATGTCATCAGTGCCGGCGTCCCCCACGGCCCGGCCATAAATGCGCACGTAGGGGAAGTCAACGCCCGTGTTGCCGTCGAGCGTCACTGTGCGGTTGGGCGTGATGCCGGCGGTGGCGGCACTGCGCCCGGTCAGCTTGGCGTAGACGGCCAAGTCCAGCGCCCCGGCCTCTAGCTCCCAATCCAGCCCCACACAGAAGGAGCGCGACGCCACCAAAACCCCTTCGGCGGTGAACTCCTCTTTCTGAACCCGCTCGGTGAAATGGAGCATCAAGGCCACGGGCAAGGCGATCGCGCCCGTACCATCCTGGCTTACAATCTTCAGTTCGCGCAGCCCAAACGGGGCTTGACCAAAGGCGAGCGCCATCTACCACCCCATCCACTGAACAAACGCCGGCGTAACGGCGCCGAGTAAGGCCGCCCCCGCCAACGTGATAACCACAACCTGCCATCTACTCATTTGCGCTGCACCACCGCATAAAACCGGCTTGTAGTCAGCGCTGCGCCATCCAGCGCACTGTCCTCTAAGCCCAGCAGATCATTGCTGTGCAGAATCTCGTAGCAGCCGCTGCCATCGGTCGGAACCAGAATCTGCCGGTGCAGCAGCGTATAGATGCGCTGGCGCGCCGCCTCAATTGCTGTGTAGCCATGCCGCTGATAGAGATAGAGCACGAAATACAGCCGCCCGCTGTCCCGGTTGGGTCCCCAGGGCGTCGCCGTCTCCGGTTGGAGTAAGGCGCACGGCAGCAGCTCTTTGTTGCCATCGAACGCCGCCGGCGTGTTCTGGCGTGAGATTTCATGCACGTCGTAGCCTAACCAGACGCCGCCGGTCAACGTGGCCAGTAGCTCACTATCGCTATGCAGATGGTTGTAAATCGCTGTAATCATCCGAATATCTCGTCTAACATGCTCTGTAATTCCGGCAGATGGCTTTCGATGGTACGCATGAGAATGCTAAACCTACCACCGTGCGCCAGTTCCAGGTAGACACCGTAATTTATCAACGCCCCGTGGCTCAGATAAATCGTCACGATGTGCCGGGCAAAGTCGGCCTCGGCGGTGCCAAACAACCCACTGCGGGCGTTGCCCGTGCGGTCCGTCCAAGGCGCATTGTTGCGGGCGTCATTCTGCATCAGGTCAGCGGACCGTTGGGCGACAGCCACGAGCGCCGTCAGCACCTTATCCCCATACTGCTCAATGGCTTGCGCCAGCTTAGCCGGCGGGCGAACCCACTTGATGCCTGTGCGCGTGGGCATCACGCCACCGCCTTTGCTTCAGCCACAACCATCACCCGCCGGTTCGGGCGCACGAATTCTATCTGATAGAGCAGCCCGTCATGGGTAAACCGGTCCTCTGGCTGCACATCGAACGTCGTGTCGCCTAGCACAATCACGGGCGCAACGCTCGCCTGGGCGGCGACCCCATCCTGCACGTTGCCGCGCCCACTGCGCGCAATCCGCACTGTCTGCGCCGGCAGGGTGGTATTGCCCCGCCGCAGCGTAATGCTGACCGCGTTGTCGTCGCGGATCTCCATCAGATCCACGCGCATCGCCGCCCAGTCGCTCGCCGTCATCAGAGGCATGGCTAATCGGTTTCCTTATCAAGCGCTGGCGCAGGTTGTGTCTTTTTCATAATCAGCCTTGCCAGGTGGACTGTGGCGTTTGCGTACGCTGGCAACTCCTCGCCTTCGACTAAGCAAAGCAATACCCTTGCTAGTTGCTCCCGTTCGTGATAACCAATTGCAATCACCTCGATCAATTGCTCTCGGCTCATGTCTCCAATCCGCTTGCCACCGCGATTATAGGCAGCATAGATATGGTCTTCGGTTCTCTGGTAGCTCCATTTGCTGGCTTGTTTGTCAAATTCAAACCAGTTACTATTGAGTTCTTCGTACGGATCGTCAATCATGCATAGCTCCCCGCGGCATACCGCGCCGTGGACCCTGCCCGGTTGTTCAACCGCTTAATCTCGTCCGTATAGCGGGTCAAGAAGCCGTCCGCCTGGTCGCGCAGCTTGGTTCCCTGGTTCGATTTATCCACCATCTCGTCGCCAATCTGATACTTCCAGCCTTTGCCCGCCGCCGGCGTCGCCTGCTCCATGAGCGCCAAATGTTGGGCATACAGGAGCGCCACGCGCGCGCCGTTCTGGGTAAGCCGTGGATACGCACCGTTGACGAGGGCATAGGTGGCGGCATAGCGATAGTCCCGGCTGGTGGTGTAGGTCGGCGTTGGCGAAAACGTGACTTGGTTGCCCTGGATGGTATAGGTCTCGCTATAGTCCGCGGCGAGCGGAATCAGGCCGCCGTCACCAATGACCACGCCGCTGCTGCCCTGGATCGTGGGCAGGTCAATCATAAACAGGAAGTCATCCGGCAGCGCGTAGCTGGCCGTGCCTTTGATCAGGCTCAGGGTGGCCGTGCAAAGCAGCGGCACATCCTCGCCCAGCTTGGTCACGGCGTCTTTGACCAGTTGCTCGTAATCCTCAGGAACGCCGTTGCTCTCCGGCACGGCTGTCTGGAGCCGCTTGATCAGAAAGGCCAGGCTAATACCCGTTGGTTGGGTGGGGGCTGGCGTCCCTGTGCCACTGCCACTACTCATTGATGATCTCCGTATCTGGATTGCGAAAAACATAACCGGGCCGCGCCCTGAACACGTAGTAGGTGCCAGGGTCCAACCGCGGCAGCGCGCCGTAGGCGTCACGCGCAACGCCAAGTGCGTCCGTGTGGCCTGACCAAACAATTTGTGCGCCCCCGCCATCAACGGCGAACCAGACCGCCACGCCCGAAATTGGCAGACCGTTCACGCTGTTGATCACAATATAGGTGAACTCAACGCCGGTCATGTTGCCAAAGCGGGTCAAAGTGCGGTCTGGATAGGTCCAGATGTCCGCCGCGCTGCTACCGCCACTGCCCGACGCAGGCACAACGTCTTTTAATTGCCTAAGTTTGGATACACCGCGCGCCGTGAAGCTTGTCATAGTCTATCCTTCTAACGCCCGTGTATGATCGTTGGCGTGTCGAATCTTCTTGATCGTTCTCTGAAAAATCGGCATTCTTACTTCTCCATCATGACTATACTCAGCGTCCGTTCATCTGTGCGCCCGCCTGCCGTCGTAATGCGATTGGTGACGGCGTAGGTGAGACCCACCGCGCCGCCACTCAGCCACACCGTGGTCAGCACGTTCGTGAACGTGCTGCTCGCCACCGTCAACCCGCCATCGGCGGTCCAAGTCGACGCGGCAATGGTATCCCCGGCCAGCCACTCAGCCCAGTTGAACTGGTAGTCCAGCGTGGCAGCCGGGTCCTTCTCGGCCACGAATGGCGTCGCCATGCTTAGGCCATGCCCTTAACGACGGCGTCACTCACCAGCCCTTGGCTTTGAATGGCCTGCAATAAGGCGTTCTTTTGCGCGTCGTCCAAGTTGGCCACCAGTTTGGCCGCCGCCGCAGCGTTGATCTTCTCGTCAAGCGCCTTGTGCGCCATCTGCTGCTCGGCCTTGAGCGCATCACGCTGATTGCCGAGGTCCTGGATGACCTTCTCTAGTTCTTCGATGGTCATTGCTTCGTAATTCATGTTATTCCTTCCCCGGCGGATCGCGCCGGATAATCGCTGGTGTGCCTACAATCGCCTGCGACCCCATGCCACCCATCCGATTCGTGCGGATATAGCGCCGTAGATCACTGTTCCAGGCCGCTTCTTTGCGCGCTTCCTGCTGGATAGCGCGGTTGCCGGTCAGCCCTAGCGGCACGCCCAGACGCAACAGCAGCGCTTGGTCAAAGGCGATGGCCTCCGCCTTCGCCACTTCTTCCGCCAGGAGCGCCTTGACGCGGATAGCCTGGGCAACAGCGAGCGCCGCAGACCAAGGCAAATCCAAGATGGCTTTGCCGTCAGAGATGACGACGACGCGCTGCCCCTCTTGGCGAATCTGAAGCGTGCTGATTTGGCCGGTGATGATCGTTTGCATAGGGTTCCTAGATAACAAAAAACGCCACGTCTCGACAGGTTTGCTGTCGAAAGTGGCGCTCTGCGTGAGCCAACCAAATATTCAATTTACACCTACATTATAGCAGAAAACACCTTACGGTTCAATGACTATTTCTGCTAGCAAGTCTTGTAGCCAGGCAAAAAAGGCCACTCGTTCATCATTGGACATCTTTAGCACGAGGTCTTTCGCCCGATCCATTTGTCGTTGCCCTGGTGGGTCCTTCTTTGCTACTGTCCAGAGTTCGAGATTTTCCAAACGGTTATCGTGCCTGTCGCCGTTCTTGTGATGAATATGTTCGTGTGCCTCAAGTTGTCTGCCTAGGTGCTGCTCCATCACATAGCGATGTTCCAATATCCAGCCGTTGCTCATTGCCCCAGGATAATCCTTGCCAACCTTGACAAGCATGTAGCCGGTAGAATGATTGCGCCTTGTTTCCTTCACAGCCTTTTTTTGCCCTTTTCTATTTCTGCTTTTTAAGCCGCAAGATTTAGAGCAAAATCTGACCTTTGGATGAACATTGGGCTTCAAGGGTTTACCGCAATGTTCGCAATGAGTTCGCCTGACCGCTGTTTGTCTGCTTTTGTCCGCGCATTCATACGAGCATGTTTTTTGCTTATTGTTCTTCGGCCTAAACAGTTTGTGACAAACTGGACATTCTTTGTCTTCGATCCTGCCCGGCCACGCATACCAGCATTCCGACGAACAAAAGTTACCGGTCGTATTGCCTTTACGGACAAACTCTTTGCCACAATTGACGCATGTCGATACCCCACGCTTGCACAGGTCGGAACAGTACTTCTGTCTCGCGCTCTTGGGTTTGAAAGTCTGACCGCATGTTGCGCATTGCTTCTCGCGTAACGTTGCTTCTAGTGGCATATATCACCCACGCTTTGATAAAGGCATCAATAAAACGATAGTGATATTTTACAATAGTTTAACAAGAAACACAAGTATGCATCACACTCATTAGGCGGTTATTCCTAGAGATATAACAATTATATTTGAAATATATCAAAAATAATCATTATAATTTGAATATGCGGTTACTCCCGTTATCCCATTGCACGATGATGTCACCGCCGTTGGGCGTCACGGGCAAGCCGGTCGCCGAGTTGATGTTGGCGATCAGATAGCTCGTGCTTTCCACGCCGGTATCCTTGTAGATGTCGATGGACTCCGACTGATCACCGGTCACGGTGGACAGTGTCACGTCGGCGGCATCGGCCACGCCGGCGGTGGTTGTCTTGCTGGCAAAAGCGCCAGAGGTCGCCACGCGCGCTGCGCTCGCCCGGTCACTCAGGGCATTGTCGCCACTCTGGGACGGCGTATCGTCGGCCTCATCCACCAAGACAAGCTTTATAGTATCCGCATCCCAATCAATTTCCCCTGCGAGGAAACCTTGGCGGCCCCGGTCATACAAATAATTAGCCACTTCTTACCTCCTTACGGTAAACGTGCGTATCTCTACAGGTACAGTCCAGGTTCGCTGTTCAGCTCTAACCCTGAACGCCCTGGTTGATGCCAAGAAAACTGAAATTAAAATATCCCCAAACAGATTGCCGCTGGCGATGCCGCTGGGTCGAATGGCCCAGACCACCCTAACATCACCCAGCACCGCTTCGCTCTCCAAGCCATCAGGCGCAAGCCAAACCGGCTGCGGGAGAACGCTCAAGCCGCCGATGTCCGCATCACTGGTCAGGCTGGCGAGATTTAGCGCCAGGTCAAGCTGTGGCGCACCAAGCGCTGCGCTGCTCACAATGCCCGCTGCGCTAAGCGCCAGGTGGAGCATGGTGTCACCGAATGCCCCGCCACTGTCTAGCCCCGGCAAGAGCAGCGCCAGGTGAAGCGCCACTAGGCCGAACGCCGCGTCACTGTCCAGGCCCACAGGTGTCACCGCCTGATTGACCTGCACACTACCAAGCGCTTCGCCGGTTGCGATGCTGGTTGGCGTCAGCGTCAGCATCAGCATGGTCGCACCAAAGGCTTCGTCAGCGACCAGACCAGCAAGATAAAGCTGCTGATGCAAGGTCAACGTACCGAATGCCGCGCTGCTTGCCGTGCCGTCTGCGAAGAGGCGCAGCGCCAACTGCATAGCGCCGCAGGCTTCACCGGTCGCTATGCCGGTCGGCGTAAGCGCAATCGCAACCTGATGAGCGCCAACCGTTTCGGCCGAAGCAATGCCCGTAGGTGTCAGAGTGACCGGCTGCGGTAAAACGGTCGTTGCGCCGTGCGCTTCCTCTGTTGCCATGCCCGCCGGTGCAACCGTTGTCGTTGTCGCCACAACCAAGCCGCCGACAGTGGCGGCGCTGGCCAGGCCGGTCAGGTTGAGCAACTGATTGATTTGCTGCTCACCAACGCTCTCGGCGCTTACGATGCCCGTTGCATCGACATTGACCGCACCGGGCGCAACCTCGCTGTCACCAAACGCCACCTCGCTGGCCAGGCCAGCTAAAGCCAGCGTCACCGGCAACGACAGGGCCACGGCCCCGAAAGCGGCGTCACTGGCCAGCCCCAGCAGGGCAAGCGTCAGGTTGAGTTGGGCAGCGCTGACGGCTTCGGCGCTTGCGATACCGTTCAAGCCAAACTGTTGGTTGACCGACAAAGCACCATAATTCTCGGCGGTTGCCAAGCCAAGCGGCGTAATGGCCCAGGTAAGTTGCGGCGTACCGGTTGCTTCACCCGATGCGATGGCGGTCGCCAGTATATTCTGGTTGCCAAAATGCACCCGCTGTGTGTCACCAAAAATCTCGTCGCTGGCCAAGCCGGTGAATGCAATGGCCAGGGCTAGGTTAGGATTGCCCAGCGCGGCCGCGCTGATGATCCCGGCGGGGCTAATCGGTTGACCTAAGTCAGGCGTCCCAAACGCTACGCTCGCGGCAATGCCGGTCAAGGCCAGCCGGAGATTGATGGACACATCGCCATCATCGAAGGTGCTGGCAATGCCCGCCAACACCAGCGTCACCGCTCCCCGTTGCAACGTTGGCACGCCAACGGCCAAGGCGCTGGCGATGCTGCTTGGATGGACGCCGGTAAATGCCGAGATAGACGGCGTACCCACGGCGGCGTCCGAGGTGATGCCGGTCAGCGGTGTAGCGCGTGCGCCCGGGCGGACTGCGCCAACACCCAACGCACTGGTGGTAGCGAGGCCAGATAGCGCAATCACGTTCGCTAGGCCGGCTGCACCAAAAGCGCTACTGGTCGCACCGCCGGTCGCCATAAGCACCAGATTGAGTTGGGGCATCCCAAGCGCCTCAGCGGTGTTCAGGCCAGTCAACCGCAGGCGCAGGTTCAGTTGCGGTGTCCCAAGCGCTTCGCCGGATGGAAGGCCGGCGAGGGCAAGCGTTACACTTTGCGGGGCAACAGTTGTTGCCCCAAATGTCTCTGCGCTCACGATGCCCGCTGTCACTTGCAGCGCCGTGATATGCTCGACGGTTGACGTGCCATGCGCCTCGTCAGTATCCAGGCCACTGGGCACCACAAACAACTGCGTGAGCAGCGTACCAAACGCGGCATCACTGGCCAGCCCCGGCAAGGTCAGCGCCAGGTTGAGTTGCGGATCACCCTGCGCCTCAGCGGTGTCAATGGCATCTGCCACCACAAGCTGCGCGGCCACCGAGATATAGGTCGCACCAAACGCCGCGCCGGAGGCAAGGCTGGTTGCCGTTACGTTCACGCTGCCCGTGGCCACCGTGGCCGCGCCCTGCGCCTCAGCCGAGGCGATACCGGTAGCTGTCAGCGTCTGGTTGAGCTTGGTTGTCCCATAGCTTTCACCCGATGCAACGCCGGTCGCCGTCACCCCTTGCGCGACGGTGTTTGCGCCGAGCGTCTCACCGGAAGCAATCCCGGTCGCGGCCACGGTGTAGGTTGCACTGACCGTGGCCGCGCCCAATGCTGCGCTGCTGGCGAGGCCAGACGGCGTGATCGTCACGGCTTGCGGCGCAACGGTCGGTGCACCTAACGCTGCGTTACTGGCCAGCCCTGTAGGCGATAAGCGCAGGTTAACCCGCGCACTGCCAAACGCCTCGGCGCTGGCAATGCCTGTTATCCCGATGCGCTGCGTAATGGTGGCTGTGCCAAAAGCGCTGCTATCCGCAACCCCGCTGGGCGCGACCGTCAGTGAACTGGGCGCAATGGCGAACGTGATGGCGTACCACTGTTCAGTGTTGGCCAGGGTGACCGTTCCGCTGGCTTCAACGCCAGCGGTCGCCAACGTCTTGGTCCAGAAGCCGATACCGCCGCTGCTTGCTCCGAAGTCACTGGCCCCGGCCGTCCAGCCGGTCAGGCTACCAAATGGCGTCGTCTGTAGTGAGGCATCCGTGAACAGGATACGCACCAGAAGACAATTGTCAACGCTGGTGGTCACGGCTGGGAACGTTGCCGTGCCGCTGCTCCCCTCCTGGTCAGTCCCCCTGGCGTGGAGCGTGGCGTTGCCGCCATGCACCCCAAAGCTCACCCAGACTTGCCGCTCACTCGTCCCCACCGTGACGCTGGCATTGCCGTCGCTGCCGCTGCTGACCTTCTTGGCCACGACCCCAGACTCGACCAAGTTGCCGGTGATAAAGGCGAAGTCGCTCCATTCCTTGCTAAAGCCAGCCGGAAAGGTAAATGTCTGATTGTTTGGATCAGACACAATCGCGATGAACCACAGGTCACCCGCGGCCAACGTGGTTGGCACGGTGACAGTGGTCGAAGCCTCGTTGCTGGTGCTGTGACCCGACTGGTAGCCAGTGTTAAGCGTCGGCGCGGCCATTAGTCCGCCTTACGCCGACGCCGCGGCTTGCGTGTTTCTGTTTGGTTGCTAAGGTTCTCCGCATCCTCTGCGGGAGCGGCTTGCACTTCGTTATTGTTATCGGCTGATAACAATTCTGGTGTAACGAGCGCATCCAGCAGCACAAACAGCGCGGGATCATACTGCGCTCGCAGTGCTGCCAGTTGGCGCTCGGTCACGCTATGCACCTCGTCCTGATAGACAAACTTTTGGCCTAACAGGATGGGTTGCTTGCCCACATAGCGAATGCGCATTAGGGTTTGGCAACCCCGATGACCTTGAGGCCCAGCGCGTTACTGTTGGTCACGTCGGCAAAGACGCAATTCCACTGCCCGACCAGGGCATACTGTTGGCCACCATGCGCATCGGCCGCATTGGCCGAAACGATGGTCGCTTGATCTTCGAAGTTGCCCGCGCCGGTTGTGGCGTTATAGTCGTTGCTCCATTGCAACTTGAGCGTGGTCGTGTTGGTCGTGCCTTGGTCGATCACGTATTGCAAGTCAACCTTCTGGTAATTGCTCAGGTCAAAGCAGACCCGCGCGTCCGCGGTGACATTGCCATTGAAGAAGACCACCTTTTGATTGTCACCGCCGCTGCCACTGTAGGACACCGGCGTCAACACGGCGTTCGGCGCAGCGTCTACGCGCGGCGCTGGCGCAAGCCATAAGCTACCCAGCAGCGCCACGAGCGCCACAGCGATCACAGAGATCGTTAAATGTCTTTTCACGTTAGATTCCTTTTCTGCATTAGGGAGTAAGGATTAGGGATTAGGCCGCCGCAGAACCTTCAGCGTAATGGCGTGACGACCAAGCCCCTGCGACCGCCTAATTCCTAATTCCTGATTCCGTATTCCTGCTAGATTCCGTCTTCCGACTAGCTCACGACGACGTGGGCAACCTTCTCCACAACCGGCACTTCGGTGCCGTTGAACTCTTCGGTGTACCACTGGTCGGCTGCCACCAATTTCCCGTTGCTGAATGAGGGGAATGGTCCCTTCAGCATCATGGCCTGATACACGCGGTGCATAACCAACTCGCGGTTGGGGGTTAAGATGTACTTATCGCTCATTTCGGGCGTGGCAAAGATCGGCAGGCCCTTGATGCTGCCGGCGAAGCCCGCGGCGTTGAGCGTGGCGTTGTCGAAGCCCAAGCGGGTGAAGCCGTCCCAGTTGCTCAGGCGGTCGGCGTTGGTCTGGCTCATCAGGATGCTGGTCGGCATATAGAACCGATTGTAGACTTTGGTCTTGGCGATGCCCACTTTTTCGACCAACTCGGCGATGGGGTCGCTGCCGCTGGCCCACGTCCCACCGCTGTTGTTGGCCTGTTGCAGGCTGGCCGCAATGGCGCGGTAGATGACGCCGCGGTCAATGATGCGCCGGATTTCCCGAATCAGGTTGGAGAGCGTGCGGCCTACGGCATCGTAGCCGAGCTGCGAACGGCTAAAGACCACGGCCTCATTGGTGATCTGAATGGCCAGGCGGTCCGCCGCAATCTCCATCGTCATATAAGACAACTGGGTCTTGGCCCGCTCAATCTCGGTGTTCTCACCTTTGCGGATGGCGTCATAGGTGTAGTCAATCTTGAGCGATTGGCTATCCGTCGTTGCCCCGGCAGCCAACGTCATGAGCGCGCCGGTTACATAGTTAACGACGTAGTCCGTGCCCTCTTCGTAGGTGGTCGAGCCGCCGCTGTCGGTCAGCACGACGGTGCCGGGCTGCAAGCGGGCGTGAGCCAACGTGACCCAAGCCCCGTGATCGCCGGTCACCACCTCGTCCGTGACGGTGGCGCTACTGCCACTCTCGCCGGCGTAGGTCTCGAAGTACAGCCGTTCCGGGCTGGCGCTCGCCACGCCAAAGTCAAAGACGTTGGCGGCGATCAGTTCCGGGAACGCCTGTTCGATGATCGTGCGGCTGACCGTGTACGGCAGATTGAGGTCCGTGGTCGTCTCGGCTTCTTGGAAGAGCTTCGCCTCGGCCAGCATTTGTTGGCGGTAGTTCAGGTCAAAGCGCTCCAGCACCAGGCGGGCGTAAATCTCAGCCTTGGTTTCCGCCTTGCGCAAGTCGCGCCGCTTGCCGTTCCCACTGCGCACCAAGGACTCATTGAGTTCCCAAGCGCTGCGCGTGTATTCCGGTTGGCCAGTCTCGCGCTCGAACACCGGCCCCATGACTTGCACGCCCTTGCCCATGCCAGCTAGGCGGGTGGCAGCAAAGATGCCGTCCCATTCCTTGGTCTTACTCTCCACTAGTTTTAATACAGCTTCGGGCGATTCCGGCTTGGCGCTGCGGATGGAGTCCATAAACTGCTTGTTCATCTGTTCGCCATAAGGCAAGTCCTTGCATGCCTCTTCAATGGCCTTGTCCAAGGCTTCAGTGCGCTTGCGTTCCTCTAGTTCTTGCTTAGCCTGCATGGCCTCTTGCAAGGACTGCTCGATGCGCGCAGGACTGACACCCATGACACCGGCTAATTGGCGCTTGTCAGCATAGCCCAGTTCGCCCACAACGCTTTCAATCAGCGCCGGGTTGGCCTTCAGGAACTCGGCCAGTTTTGCCGGGTCATCCTTTAATTGCTTCAATAACTCTTCTAAGTTCATGGTCTTCTTGACCTCCTCTTTGCCCACTGCTTGGGCGCTCTCTGTTACTTGCCCGTTCGGATCGGATGGTTGCGCCACCAGATCGAACCCCTTGATCGTCAAATCAGTTACTTGCTGGATGGTTTGCCCGGATTCGGTGATCAGGCTCCAATCCCCATATCCGCGCATGGAGACGCCGATTGGCACGCCATGCTCAATCAAGATCGAGATGTCCTTGCCCTTACCGGTCGGGAGGATGACGCCTTCCAGGAGCACCTTGCCAGCGCTGTCCAGGGATGCCGCCTCCCACTTCACCACGGTTTCCAGCAAGTTGGGTCGCCCGCCCTTGTCTGTCGGATGCTCTACTTCACCAGTGGCGATAAAGCGCCCCTGGCCGTTCGATTCGTGTAAATGGCCGTTGAGCTTGGCCACGGCGTTGGCCACGACCGCACGCGGGTAGCGGCGGGCATTGCCGTTGACCACATCCGCCGTGATGCCGATGGCCTTGACCTTGCGTGCCCCGGACGCCGCTTCCGTCAGCGTCATCACCTGCTCAATGGTTTCGGTGAAGGTCCGGCCAGCTTTCTTGCTCTCGGTCATGGGCGCTGGCTCAAAGAGCTGCACCTGCTTGACCTCCATGAATTTGCCGAACACGATGCCGCCGGCGTCGCTTTGACTGTACGCGATTTCCCAGGCGTGCCATTCTGCGCCGTCCATCTTCTCGACCCAGGCCGTGGCAATCACCCGGTCGCTAAAGGTCCAGCGTACACAGAGGTCATTCGCGGGCCGGTCTGACCAGGTGTTCAGCGCCGCCTCAATCTGCTGCTTCAGTCCCTCATAGCTTTGGTCGCTGCGTACGGCCTCATTTAGCCCGAAGTAGCGCAATAATGCCGCTAAAAATTCCGCTTCTGTCTTCATGGTTTACCCTCGACTGCAATCCACAAATGATAATGCGCAAGCACATCTTCCATTTTCGTGATTAGGATGGCGAAGCGCCGATCCAACTCGCTACGGTCGTTTGGCTTGGCCTCCTTGCAGCGATGATAGGCCTGCTGAAGCGCCGTCCACGTATCTACATTGCCTGCCTGCCAAATGGCTGCCCGTGCTGCAACTTCCCAGGCATCACGCACATCATTGCCCAAGTTTTCCCAATCCGGGATGGGCTTTGCGTCGTAGGTGGCCCCCTGTTTGGCCTTCTTGTATGCCTCAAAGGCTATCTTCCCAAATGAATCCATTGCTTACCTCAATTCAAACGCAGCGCCGCTGCCTGTGCGCCTTGACTCTGACTGAGCCACAATTCCAGGCTGTCCGCCAGGCTCATTGTCCACGGGAACGGCTCGGTCGGGCGCTGTGTCCCAAGCCAATCCCGGTAATCGTCCAAGAAACCATTCTCGCCTTTGAGCCAACCCTTGACCTGCTGGGCAAACTGGCTACTGCCCATCACCACGTTCTCGTAGTAGCACATGCAGTTTGGGTGCAACGGCAAAATTTCCTGGTCCTTTGGATACGGTCCGCCTGCCGCATACTCGTCACAAATGTCAACCTTCGGATGTCCCGGCGATAAGCGCACCTTGCGTCCCGTCACCCAAGGCGAATGCTTGACAATCTCGGTGGCTACAGCATGGTTGGCATACTGCAATTCCGTCCGCGCCAGGCGGAGCGCCTTGTAAGCGATCCCCTGCCCGCGGTCCTCTGGCCCCCGCAGCAGCCCCTTTGCGTCGGCGGCCCGTTCGCTGGGCGTCATGCCGTACAGGCGCTGATTCGTCCAGCGGGGTAAATCCTGCTCAGCCCCTAGCAAGCCTTCCAGCCGGTCGGCCAAATCCGCGGCGCTGGTCCGTTCCGCATACGCCGTCGCCAGCGTGTTGCGGATGGCCGTCAGGCCGCCGTTCTCCAGTTGCCAGATGCGCTGGCTGAGTTGCAGCCCATCGCCATACACCCGCTGCTGCGCAGCCATAAGCGCCCGCTGCCGGCGCTGCTGCCAAAGGCCGATGATCGTCCCTACCTCATCAGCCGTCTGTTCCTCAGTGAGCGGCTGCGGCACGCCGACCATAAAGGCATTGTGCTGCACCACCAAGCTACCAAAAGGCAGACTGGCCGCCTGCTCTCTGGCCGCCGTGAGCAGGGCCGACCAGGTTTGCACGAACGCCCGATACCGGCTCTCAACCTGCCCCATTGCGCCCAGCAAAGTATGGCCGCTAACCATCCCCTCGGCGTCGGTGTTGCTCCGCACCAACCCCACGAGCCAGGCTTGAAACGGATAAAGCTGCTGGTGCGTCTCGCCCATCACCCGCAAGGTCAGCCGCATCAGCGCCTCATGGTTCAGCCGGTCCACGTCAGCCGGGCGGATGTCACTGAGCGCCATTGCTGCCCGCTCCTCGGTCCGGCGTAGCGTTGGCCGCCACCCTGGCCACCTGGTCTGCCATCTGCTGCTGGATGGCTTCAATCTCCGCGGCTGCATCAAAATTCGGAATAAAAAGCGACAATAGGCGGATCACGGTCTCGTCGCGCAGCCCCAACGCCTTGAGCTTCAGCGCAGCGTCGCTGGCGTCCTTGAGCGTAGTGGCGGACAGCGCTTGCTTGCTCGACCATTCCGCGGACCAGTTGAGCGATTCCGGCAAAATCCCCTTCAGCAGCCATTGCCGTTCGACGAGCGGCTTCACGAACTGCGCCGTCACCCAAGCGGACTGCGCCTCCTTGCGGCTGTCGTATTGCTCTTTCTGTTCGTCCAGCACATCGCGGTTCAAATCCTGGCCATAGCCCAGGAGCGACATGGGCACCGGTGCCGCCACCCACCAGGTGCGGATGTGGTGCAGCACGTCGTCAATCTCACTCAGGCGGGCGTCGCCCTGGATGCTCTGAATGGTTGTGCGCTTGTTGCTAAAGAAATCGGCGACAGCGGCGAAGGGATCGCCCAGGGCCGCTTTGTTGCGCGCCTGATAGGCTTGGATGTCGGCTTCGCTGGCGTCTTCCAGGCTATGCACGTACTTCATACCGGCCCGCGTCTTGCGGCGGATGGCGATGTCCAGTTCGCCTTCTTGCATCCGCTTATACGCCTTGCGGGCGCTGCCAAAGAGCGGCCGGCCGTACCGGCTGTTGGCGCGCTTGCCGCCGCGGGCATGAATCAGTTGCCACTCGGCGAAGAAGACAGCGTCGGCCGGTGGGTCGATAAGCGCAGCGGCGTTGTATCCACCGTTCCAATACAGGTCTGTCCAGAAGAATGCGCGGCTGGGGTCAATAAAGCGGTCATACTCGTCCGTCCAGCGGTGGATCTCCAAGGTCGGTTTGCGCGTCACCTCCACAATGTCCCCTTGGCGGTTCGCCCCCAGTTCCAGGAAGGTGTCACCGTCGTTCAGGGTCTCGCGCACCCACTCCTCAATGTTCTCCCAGAAGCCGATGCGGGTCAGCAGGTCGGTCGCGATCTGTTGCGCCTCTTGGGCGCGCCGGCCATCCACCCGCAGTTCAAAGCCGCCTTTGACCGAATCGGCGGCCAGGGTGTCCACGACCCCTTGGGCGCGGGTGTCCTCCTCATACATGCGCCGGCAATCCTCGACGAGCGGCCGCCGGCCGGCTTCGGCAGCAAACTGCTGGACGAGGGCAGACGGACGCGGCGGGGGTACCACCAACGTGACTGGCGTCGCCTGCTGTACTCTTGGTCGAAAGAGCGCCTGAAAGCGCTCGACAAGCCCGTTTACCCGTTGAAAAGCCACGTCAATCCTTGAAATAAAAAAGGAGCCACAAGTAGAAACTACCTACTCATGGCTCCCTGCATGGGACAACCGAATCTAATTGTTACTGCGCTCGCCTACGCCCCGCTCACCTCTGGCCTCAGCTTCGTCCTTAGTTCCACCAACCGCTCGCGCAACGCAGTGTTGTCGCTGTTGGGCTGGCGGTTCATCTGCGCCTCGACCTGTTGAATCGCCTGCGCCAGTTTCACCCCAAGCGGTGTAAAGCGGGCAACGATGTATTTATGCTTGCAATGCGGGCAGCGGAAAAACCGTTCCTTACCGCCGCCCCGCAATGGCCGGTCCTTCACCTCGATGGGGAAGGTCTGGCCGCACTGGTCACAATGGACAGGCTTCATGTCCGTTGCCGCTCCTCTAACGCTTGCCGCTGCTTGCGCGACGGCATGAGTTCGCCGGTCGTCTTGATCTCGTGCTTGATGTCGCCCCCGGCCCCACCGTGCAGGGTCAGGGTCCAGTTGGCTCCGCTATTGCGCAAGCGATTTAGGTTATTCAACAACCACTCGATCAGGACTTTGTTCTCTGCGTCCATCTTACCACTATCCGAATAGGTTTTCAATAGCTGCGCGGCTTACAATTTGTGATTGGGTGGCAGCGGCGTCACTGCCTTTGCCATCCACATACATCACGGCGTAGCGCATGGCATCCATGCCGTGATTGTTTAGGTCTAGCGGCAGCTCCTTAATGGGTTGACCGCTGGCTGCTACTGGGTAAATATAACTCGGAAACTCTTCTTCGGTGCAGACCGGCAGGTGAAGCGCCTTCAACTCTGGATCCATTTCAGCCAGCGCATCTGCAACAACAAACAGCCTTGGCTTTTTGTCGCCGGCGACTTTAAGCCGCTCTTCGACTTTCCCGATGCCCACCTTGATGCGCTTATCCGCAGCGATAGTTTCGATGCCATTCTCACGCAAGGTCGCCCGATCCTCGGCGTCATGGTCAGCGACTGTGGCCTCAATCCGTTCACCGGCGGAGAGCGCCTTGATCAACTGCGCATGCACCTTAACTGTCCGTTTAGACATATAGATCTCGCGATACAGATACATGCGCCCATCTGGGTCAATGGCCCACCACTGACAGACAAAGGGATTGGTGTAACCAAAGTCAATCGCCCGAATTCGGCGCCATTCTGCCGGAATCCTGAAGGACAGCTTGCCGTGCAGGACGGTGTCGTATTCATAAACCTGCCCTTCCGCGGCAACCCATAACCCTTTGCGCCCCCGTTTGTAACGTAGACCGGTCAAACCATCCAGAATGGCTATCGTGATCTTGCCCTGCTCTGTCCATTCGCCCTTGGCGGTATCGTACAGGCGTGGGTTGTCCTCGTGGCGCATCTCCAAGAACTGCACTTGCTTGCGCTGCTTAATCCAGTGTGTTGGCGGTCCAGGGTTGCAGTCGCCCAGGACTTGGGTGTACGGCGCATTGCCCGCGCGCCCCGTGGCGCGTCCGACAAGTTTTTCCCAGCTATCCAGGTCCAACTCTTCAGCCTGGTTGACGTAAATGAAATCGTATTCGGCGCTCAGCACCTTGTCAGGATTGTCCATCCCGCCCACCAACAGCCGGCTCTTGTTTGGGTACTGGTAGAACTCCGGTTTCTCGCCACCGTAAGCCCGTACCGGACACCGCATGTCACTGGGTGGAATGGGCAACACCTTCTGCTCGTACGTGACAACCGCGCTGTTGACCACGCTCTTGTAGGTCTTGCGCACCATGAGCGCCCGTGAGCGCGGAAACAAACAAAGGAGCGCATGGAGCTTACTGAGGGTGGCGAACGTCTTGCCGGTTTCGTAGGGTCCAGCCAAGATGATTTCGTGCGCTTTGCTTTCCCACATCTGAGCTGCGCCCCCCCGAAAAACGGGAGCGTCCGTCGTCTCAGCAATAAAGGTCATGGCTTCAATTTGTCCAACTGGCCAGGCTGTACAATCATGATCGGGATGGGTCCGTTGTTTTCTACTTCAAGCTTATCCGTCCATAGCTTGTGATGCTTGCCGAGCTGCACTTGCGCCGCCTGCGCATCGTACAATTCGAGCGTCAGGGTAATTTCCGTTTCGGTCATATCCTTGACCGTGCGCACCACCTTGCGCTGCGTGATGCGCTTGATCAGGTGTGTCCGCTTCGGCGCTTTGGTTTTCGCATCGGTCAGGCGAACGGAGATCTCACCGTCTTCGGCCTGCTCCAAGAATTCACCGATGTCGCTGCGGGCAATCTCGGCTTGGCGTAGTAGCACCTCGTTCGCACTCATAGTGTGTGCGTCGACGCGGCGCTGAATCTCGGCAGAAATGTTAGCTTTTGTTAGCAATTTATGCGCGGCTACTCTGGCCGCTTCATAGCTACAATCGGGGTAAACGCGCTGATAAGCCTCGGTGGCGTTTGAGCATTTCAGCCTGATATATTCGTTAATGAACTCCTGATGCTTCGGTTTCACACCTCACCACGGCTCTTTTGCAACTGCATCAATAAGCCATTGATGTAATCGCCGCATTCTTCCCGGCTACCATAAAGTAGAATCACGCCGGAGGTTGGGATACTCGGCGGGTAAGCGACAACCATGCGAATAGGCGGCTCCGCCATACTGCCATCTTGATTGAAATAAGATATTTCATTGACAATCCGGCAACAAAGCGCCAGATTCACCAGGTCGCCATTTATCCCTTTAACCCACATAGTGCGCCCCTATCCGTCTTACCGATACACCGCCACATAGACCAATGCACCGAGCAGTAGGCCATTCGTGATGATGAAAGGCCAGATCCAAACACCCTCATGCCACAAGGCTTGCCAGTTCCACCCCATGCTTAGCCCCCTTCTCCACTACGCGCAAGCGCGCTAATTTCGCGAACACACAAGGACTGAACTGTTCGCCATAGCTATTTGAAGAGCACCCGCTGCCAAAAGCTACTGGTTTCGCTCAAGCCACGCGTCGCCGGCGGCGCTGCCCGCTCCTGGAGCGCCTTGATGCCCCAGCTCAGCACAGCAACAATGAGCGGGGCATAAACCTCAGAAAGGTGAAGGTCAGCCACATGATTCAGGATGTACTGCAAAAACGCAACGGCCGCCATCAGCAGCGCCGTGATCAACCAGTTTGGAAATTTCATCGCCTACGCCCCCAACAAACGCCAGGCCAAGCCCAGCAAAAAGAAACAGACCAGGAACCAGAACAGCACCCACTCATCGGCGCTCATTACGCTGTTGGCGGCGGGCGTCCACCTCTTCGATATTTTTGCTGGCTGCATTCGCTACGGCCATCATGGCCGCGCCGAGCAGCCCCCCCACGATAAAGCTAAGCAGATAGAGCATTAGGCAACCTCCTTGGCCTCATTTGCGCTGTTCAGTGGCAATCCTGCTCAAATTCTGGGCAGCCTTGGTGTAGGCATCGATTTTCATAGACAAGTACCAGAGGCTTGCAATCACGACAATAAACAAGGCGATGGCAATCCAGTACTGGCGTGAATTATTGCGTTGGTCATGCTCAAGAATGGTCATGCGCGTCTCTAGGCTTGTAATCGCCCTCCACAGTTGGTCGGTGTCACTGTCGTTGTTGTTGACCGTAACGCTATTTCTTTGATGGCTATCATCTATGGTCTGCCTAACGTTTTTACTGCCAAGAACTGAGCTTCTTACATCGCTGGCGCTTGCGTGGATTTGGTCGTTACCGATTTTGTCATTGCCGACATCATCGCCACCGGTAAATTGAACATCGGCCACATGCCACCCTACTGCCCAAAGATAAAAAAGCGAATGCCCTCCGCTTACCTCGCCTCAAGTACGGCGATGCGCCGTTTCACCTCTGCCATGTCAGACAACAGCGAATTGACCTTTTCTTCCAACGTCACCGGCTGCGGTGGGGGCGGCTGCACCACCATTCGGCGTTTGCGAAAGACGATGTAAAACGAGTGATGAAAGCGACTATTGCCGGTCGCCGGATCGGTGTCAGGCGTCGCTGTCTGTAGCCCACTCACGATGTCGGAGACAATCAGCGGGCCAGCGTCTTGCAACCAAAGGACCATGTTCATGCCCTTGCCAATCGGGATGTTCCCGGCGGCTGGGTCGTTCGGTCCTTTATCGAGTTCAACCGGCGGCGCGTCCTCATCGTTGCGCCGTCCTTCCCACGTATAGCCGATGCGCAACGGTGGGTTGATGAGCGGCTGACCATCATCGCCGAGGACATCCACGTAAGCGTGATGGTTGCCGCCATTGAGTTCGCCGGGAAGATGGGCCACAAGCGCCAACTCGTATGCAAACGATGTTGACGAAAAGCTGACAGTCGGTGCATCGCTGATTGGCGGCGCGCCTGGTTTGATTCCATCCTTGTACACCTGAAATAGCTTCATAGATACGGATGCTACCAAAACAACGTTGAACGCGCATCGGTCAAACTGGTAGGATTTGCTTACGATTCGCTGATAAGCGTATGGCAGACAATAAAAACAGTGGTGCTCGTGCGATTCCGAACGCCAAGTTTTCGGTAGATGTTTTTTAGGTGAAAATGAACGGTGGCTTCACTGATGGCTAATAGCTGAGCTACACTTTTGTTGCTCATGCCGCGCGCCACCAGGCGGATGATCTGTTTTTCCCGCGGCGTCAGGG